CGTACAGGTCCCAGGCGCTACCATCGGCGGCCTGCCGGACTGGTTCAATCTCTGGATGCAGGACCAACTCGCGATCACCCAGGCGACGGAGTTCACGCCAGACCGTGACCGGTGCGCCGCCAATCTGCTGGAACTGACGTATAGCCCAACGAGACGACCAGGCGCTAACGCGGCGAGCAGTCTCTTTCAGTGGTTTGCCTGTGTCGTCGTCCAGCTCATCATCCAGCTGATAGCCGTCGATATTCTTTGAGATGTATTTAGCGATATAGCCAGTAGCGCTGCCTTTTTCTTTGTCGATAGGCTTCATTTCGAAGCGGTTTTCAGCCGCTCCCGGTTCATGTCCATCCTCCTGCATGGCATAACTACGGAAAATCTCGGTAGCCTGCTGGATGTTTTCGGGCAGCATGAACAACAGCAGATGCCAGTGCGGGGTTTCATCGTGATGAGGCTCAGCCACGCGGAAACCAAAGACGCGGATCCCTTTACGCAGCCATGCAGCGCGAGTTCGCGACCAGACTTTGCAGAGATATTTCTGGGTTTCGCGTGGCGACGCTCCGCTGTATTTATTGTTGCGGCGGCCGTCATACTGCATTGCGTGATATTTTGACGGTGCGGTCAGAGTGAAAAATGCTCCCGCGAGGCCACGCTCATTAGCGATATCTTCAAAGCCGCGCATTCTGGCCATCAGTTCGCGGCGGCGGTTAGCCGGGTTAGCTACGCTTGCGGCGACTTTATCGATCAGTGAAACGCGCTCTCCAGTATCCTCATCTTCCAGCTCCATGGCTTTCAGAAACTCGCGGTTTGCTTTCTTTTGCGCAGTCCACTCTTGCAGGCATGGATCGCTGCAGTACGCAGATACTTTTCTATGTACATAGCCTGCCGCAATCATCAGGTGTTCGCGCCAGCGCGAGTTAAGACGGCGTAGACGGTTGAGCCACCACTGAGGAGATTGCAGGCGGGCAACGGCGCATAAAGCCTCTTCACCCTCCAGTTCTTCTTTGCAATAGGCCGTCCAGCAGGGCACAGGCACATTCAAATGTGAGACGAGGAACCCTATACGGCCATAGCCAGAGAGCGTGGAAAAATGGGGATCAGCTGTACGGGCTAACTGAAACTCAAACTCGCGGTTAAACTCGCTGCCCAGGATGTCAGCAAGGTTATGCGCCAGTCGTTTCATCTCTTTTTTGCCAGACCAGATCAGACGCCAGAAATCATTGCGCAGCGGCAGCAATGCGGCGGGCAGAACAGACTGAGGTAGATATTGTTCGTTCACCTGGTCGATACGGCTCAGAACGAAGCGTTCAAAGGTATTAAGCAGCCAGGCATCAGCTGCTTTTTTACCTTTGCGTTCTACTTGTTCCAGCTTTTGGGAGTAAATACGGCGAACGAAGTGGGGAAGGGACGCCAGGCGGTGACGAACCGCCCGGCTACGGTCTGGTGTTTCTTCTGTTTCTGCCAGTTCAGCGACAGTCAGGAGTTTACGGTTGCCATCTGGTGTCAGGTACATGATCCCGCGCGCGGTGTCGTCAGCCTGATAAGCTCCGACAGCTGCGCGGGGTTTGTTCCAGCTGTAAGCCAAATCGCTCACGCGCGAGCCTCGTTTGTATAAACCTCAGCAAAAGGCGCAAGAACGGGGTGGGCAAATTGCACTGGCGAGGCCACAGCGATAATTTCTGCAGCGGCTTTACCTCCTCCAGCCGCAACACCAATACTGCGCTTGGCTGTGAGAGTGTGGATTTTGAAATCGCGATAGAGTGAACGGGTCAGAGCGGTGTCGCTGTTGGACACAACGACCGTATGACCCTGAGTAGCCAGGCGCTCCAGCAGACTGGCCAGAAGATACTGCTCGTCGTCGTTAAACCCGGCAGTGTGATATTTGGCAAAGGTGCCGTCATAAGGCGGATCGCAATAAACCACGTCACCGCCCTTAACCATTTCCAGCGTTTCCTCAAAGCTGGCGCAGATGAACGTGGCGCGTTTCGCTTTCTCTGCAAAGGCGCGGATCTCGCTTTCAGGGAAATACGTCTCTTTGTAGTTCCCGAAAGGCACATTGAAGATGCCCTTCAAGTTGTAACGGCACAGACCACGGTAGCAGTGACGGTTCAGGTACAGGAAATAAACGGCGCGGCGCAGCCGGTTGAGTTCCTGGTCATGGTTAAAAACCTCACGGACGCGGTAATAGCTTTCTGCCAGGCTCATGCTCTCGAAAACGGCACGGGCAAGCGCGATAAAGTTTTCGCAGTCTTCGGCAATGACGCGGTAAAAGTTAATCAGATCCGGGTTGATATCTGCGACGAGGTAGGCCGGATAATCGGTGGCCATCATTACCGCGCAGGAACCCGCGAACGGTTCAACCAGTCGCGGTCCGGCAGGAAGGTGTTTAATCAGTTCGGGCATAACGGCTGTCTTGTTGCCAGCCCACTTCAACATGGTGCTCACACTGCACCTCCGTTGTAATGTTTGCTTTTCAGCTCTTCGATTTGTTTACAGGTGACGCACAGATCGCAGCCAGGAACGGCAATGCGGCGCGCTTCCGGGATGGCTGCGCCACAGCTTTCACATGTGAATGAAGAAACCGCAGCGCTACGGCTGCGGGCGTTGTTGATGTTGCGCTGGAGAGTTTCCTCAACGCGCTGCTGCACGAGATCCATTGAATCGGCCATTAGTGCCAGTCTCCGCGTGATTCAGCTTCATAACGGTCAGCCTCACGGCGAAGAAGTTCGGCGGCCTCGGCCCCCGTCATATCGTTCTGCGTGATGTGCATAGCCAGCGCTTCCATACGGACAGATACCGAAAGGGCGCAGTTCTTTCGCTCATCCAGACGTGTCTCAGAAAACAGTAACGAGAGGCCGGCATCATCCGGGCCTGTTTTGGTGGTGCGGGTTTCAATATTTCGCATTTCACTTCTCCTGAATTTGGGCAAAACGAAGCCCGGCGGGTTTACGCCATTT